AAGGTGCTGCGCTCTGCTTCACCAGGTGTCTCATCGAAGATAGGCTCGTATGTCACATCCGAAGGCCCATCTGCTAGGCTGTTCCCCAAGTCAACCAGCCCCCAGTACCAGTTGTAGGGCTTGCTCCTGTCCTTGTTCTTTTTGAGGTTCTGACGCTCTAGGACAAGGGGATAGGAGTTACCAGGCTCTAGAATGGACGCTAGGGTCTCTGGTACACGGGTTATGGTGGTTGGGTAATTGGAGCGGAACTCCGCGACCTCCAGTTCCAGCTTGTACCCGTCCTGTTCCTGTGCCTTGGACTTAATGACGCAGTTGAATGTCCTGCGCTCCCCTGGTTCCATACTCATTGTGTCTCCTTATTAGTCAGGCGTTTTCGTGTCGTGGATTTGTAAAGACAGTTCTTGCAGATTCTTTCCTGTGGGCGACGATGCCTTGTTTCACACGGGACAACTGCCGTGTTCTTTATTTGCCCACAGTAGGACGTGAACTTAGCTGGCTCATCTTCAAAATACCAAGCGGAACTCAAATGGAACCTACCTTTTGGATGAAAATGAACCACCACATCCTCGGCAAAATATATTTTGATTGTGAACGCAGTTTGGTTTTGGTGTGCCGTGGTAGTCATACCCCAGCCTCCTTCAGTAGCCGTTGCAGTTGGTTGATGAGATCGCAAGCACCACAATATCTCTCAGTCCATTTATGGGTGCGTGGGTGCTTCGCATCCCAGTTACCCACCAGTAATCGGAGCCGCACGCCAAGGGTCTGTTGGGGGAGATTCATAGGTTAGTCCTGCAGGGCCTTGGCTTGTTTGCCAATCACTTCTTCGGCGGTGGTCAACCTCCGCCGTGCGGCCTTCAACTCCTTGGCCATGTACTCAATAAACGCCAGGGCTTCCGCTAGGGTGTTGGGCTGCCCGCCCCCGTGAGGCGCCAGCTTGGCAGCCACTTGCTGCGTCTCGGCGCTGGTGGGTATCAGGTCAGGCGAAGTCCTTACTTTTCTCCCGCTCCACACTACGCAGTTGGGGCACTCCGTAGTGTGGGGTGCTTGTTCCCTTCTGTTAAATCCCTCTATCCAATGATGGGAACAGTTTGAACAACTATATTTAGCAAAGAAGGCAAACTCTTTCATTTCGCAATCCCTCCACCGCAATGGTTACACCACAGTAGCCATGCGAAGTTCCACCAGCCACAATTACGGCACTGCACTGTGTCACTCATCTCGTTTCCTTTCACCTAGCATCCGTAGGCAGCTTCGCTTTGACCAGCAACTGCCTAACTCTTTCTCTGGATATACCCAACTCCCTGGCCATGCTAGCCGCACTGCGCTCAGGGTCCACCTGGCGCATCTCTACGATACGGTTATAGGCATCACCAGGGGGCTGGACCCGTTTATCGTGGTAAACAAACGGGATGTTGACCGTGAGGGTGCGGCTTGAATACTTAGGACCTTGACCCAGATACCCAAGGTCTACCAACTCTTGGATAAAGGAGTGTACTGGCCCAAGAGTGGTAGGGCTGAGTCCGATTGCCTCACCAATCTCTCGTATGGACGGTTGATGACCTTCGGCTATGCTTTTGGACACATACGCCCATACCTGCCTGAGCCTATGGCGACGTGCGTGTTTCATACCGTTAATCGGTTGGGCCAAACAGCACCACACTGAGCACATTGAAAGTTTAGCATTTCACCTCCCGTGAGCCGAACCCTACCAGCCTGGGAGCATGTTGTCAAGCCCTAGTCCTAGGCATAGAAACAGCCCGTTTTATACAGACGGGCAAGAACTGTTCTTCAGGAGGTGAATCGAGAAGACTAAGGTAGATAAGGGCGGGCTATTATTACCGCCACAAGGAGCCAGAAGCCACGCTTCAGCCATTCAATGTCTGTCTGTGCTATGGCTACCTTTTCATCTAAAGGAGTATTGCTCACACGGAACCCAAATATAGCACGCACTTTGTACCAGACAATCATGCTACACCAGTTCCTCAAGCCACAGCGTTACGACGCCTTCCCTGTCCCGATACGTTGCCGATTGAGGGTTGTGCCCTGTAACACGCTCTGCAAAGGTCATGTCCTGCAACTCAACCTCTCGCTCTGTGTCCTGCCCAACCAGAATAGGCACCAAGATAGCAGACTCGTCAATGGTGTTAAGCTCGGCAACGATTGCCTCATACCCACGGCGGGCATCCATAGTCGCATTAATGTCAATGGACAAGATGTACCCGTATCGGGGGGCGATTCTCTTGCGGAATAGAACTGCGAGTTCTCGCACCAAGGGGCTTATGCTGGCATCACCAGTCACGAACTCCAAATTGGGGCGAATAGTCCGTCCTGATAGGCCACGTGACGAATCACCAAGAATCTTAGTCCTGTTCGAATCATCAAATCTTACGTCCGGGCTGGGTGCGGAAGGGGCAGCACCATTCAACCCCCACTCAAAGTCAACGTATATGCTGTCACCATCGGTAAGGTTCTGCGCTTCAAGCGCAGCCTTAAAGAAACCACCGGGTTCTTCTGGTGCGTCTCCACCGACCTCAGGTAACTCAAAGTTTTTAGGGGTGTCATAAATAAATGTGGCACCACTGTTGGGGGGAAGAAAGAGATTCTTAAGATACTTCGTATCCCCCGTGTCATTAAGCCCCTTGGCAAAACCACCTTCCTGAAATATCAGGTCGTTACCTGACCCTTCAAACCAAGCGATAGGGTCGTTGGACTCCGTTGCCCATTTGTAGACATTCTCCCAGCCTTCATTCTGAATACCAGTAATGTTGATTATCCTTGCGTGCCGACCTGAACCAAGACCTTCAACACTGGCGAACAACCAAGGCCCTATTGAGCGCATCCACAAGACAGCACCAAGCATATTGGCAGGGATGCCCTGCTTCGTGTCAAGGCCCACATCCTCAATCAGCCTGCCTGTATCTCCAACGGTGAGTTTCTTCATTCCGAATGGAGAATCGGCCCCGTGGTCCACAGGTATGTAAAGGCTGGCGTTGTGAACAGCCATCCTGCGACAATTCTCAGAAGCAGTAGGCATACTGATTAGGAGTTCAGCAGACGCAGCAGCCAGGTCAATCAGCCACAACCCTTCTCGTGTTCCAAGATAGATGGCGGTGCTACCGCCTGTATCCAGGTACGCTTGCAACCCATTAGGCCCGCCTCCTGAATCGACAGAGATTGCACCACCCGCAGGATTGCCCCAAGTGTTACCCCCATCGGTGGACACTTGGATGTCTATGGTGCCCGCTACTTGGTTGCTCAATGCAACTACCACATTTAAACCATCCCAGGCCAGCTTCGCACCATCGTACACTTCATGGTCTGTCAACAGGTTTAGGGTTACGGCTGTAGTACTAGGCGGATACCATGTCACCCCGTCAAGAGAATATCGTAGAATGTGGTCATTAGGGTCTATGCCAAGGATGCAGTACATCCGGTCTCCGGCAGATATCAGGTCGTACAGCCATCCCGTATCATTACCCACTATTACTCCACCACCTTGCCATGCGCTACCAGAGAAGTTACGGGCAAGAGGGTATTCATTGGCATCAGCAGCAGTGTTAGGTGTGAACCCAGCCCATGTCGCACCACCGAAGATTGTCGAGCACGTTACCTGGCGGTTAGTATTGGGATAGTCAGGCTCGGTTATGTCTTGTGGAACCAATGGCAATACAATGCCTTGACGCCACATGGTGTTGCACTCAGAGTCGAAGAAGCCCCGGAGGTCTTCATCGTGCCCAGGCCGGATAAAAGGCGTACCGAACCCACCCGACCAGTCGCTAAATGAGTAAGGTTCTAGCTTCGGGTCGTTAGCCCGTAGAAACCGGGCGTTATCACGGTTACCGGGAAGCTGCTGGGGTATTCTATATCTCTGAATGGGTGCTGTTAGGGCGTAGGTGTTACCATTCAGGACTATGTCATGCACTGCCACAACTACAAATCCTCCACGGGCTTAGAGCCTTGCATGGGCTTGACCTGAGAACGTCGCTCCCAGTCAGCAGCTTCCCTCTCAGCTTGAAAGGCCAACTCCCTGAAGGCCACGCTCTGCTGATTGCCACGGGGTAGTTGCATATACAGGTTGTGGAACGTCCGAGCAAAGGCATACTCTGGGTCAATCTCAATGTTGTCGCTTTCAGCAGGGTTAGGTGTTGGGTATGTCTGGCCTGTTATCTTGTATGCTCGGCCTGCCTCTGGGGAATAAAAATCTCTTACGAATCCCAATTCACGTGGGGTTCTATCTTTATTAATGTACCACCACTCTTTGGGCAACGGAGTCCACTGGTGCAGGTTGTCCTCAACGTACACGTCCTGAATAAACGCCCACCTGTTCTCTATGGGGTATTCATACTGTATGGGGCCACCAGACAACCATATTTTGCCAATGGATGCAATCACAGTAGAACCAGCAGTGACTTCCAAACTCACATTAACGTCATTTACGTTGTTTGCAAGTGTTACTTCAACACTGAGTTCTCGCCAAAGACCTTCACCATCATTCCCTGACGTAGCTGGATGTTTTGAAGATTCAGTAGAGTTAAGTTCAATAGACACCCTATCTGCTGTATTTGCCCAAACCATTGCGTTGAGGGTGACCGTCTCACCAGCTATTTTTGCCCAGTCGAACATAGTTTGATGAAAGCGACCTAAGTTATTACCGTCAGTGATTAGTTGAAGGTAATGCCGCCCTTGGAACGGGAATGCGCTTCTTATCTGAGTTGTGGAGTTGGCATCTTTTGTCCAACCCGCAGGCTGTGTAGTCAGGTTAGCGGCCAGAGCCTCACCTTTCGGAATAATGTCAAAGGCCGAGTTACGCAGGTAGGAATTACCAATGAAGTATTCCTCACCAGGGGACAACTGCCTGCGCCCACCCCTACGAATTGCACCATTGATAGCGTCATCATACTGGGCGCGTTCAAACAGCTTGTGGATTTCCCAACCTGAGTTGGTGGAGGGAGCAGCACCCCAAAGAACGTGGGTGTTTATCTGGCCTTGTGAACCTGCCGCACCAGGCGTAGCGGAAGTGATAACCCTCGGCGCACCAAGCGGTTCCCCAGCTAGGGACAATCCACCACCCTGCCAGAAGGATACCTCACCACCCTTTACATCCGTATCCCTTTCAAAGATAAGGTTGGGACTGTGGAAACGAGAGGTGGTCGGACCTACCAGGCTCCCATTGACCGCAATGAGGTCTCTAAAGGCCCGGCTAACACGGTGTCTGAGTGCGTACTTTGTTTCATTACTGATTGGCATAGCTATTAGGCTTAGCCTCTTCTGTTTCTTCAGGAGCGTTGAGGGCTTCTATTACATCACGCCATCCTGCTGCTGCTCCCTCAAGGCGCAAAGAGGCTTCGTGCATACGCCTTGCCTGCTCAGACAGCATAGCTTGCTGTTCCTCTGCATACGCTAGGGTTATCTCCATTGTTACCTCGTCAATCCAATCAGCTTGTCAAGGATGTCAGGGGTGAGCCTGCGACCCTGGAACTCAATGAAGTCTTCGGTGACAGCAAACTTGGGCCGACTAGCAAGGTCTGTTACTTTCTGCCTATCATATACAGGAATGTTCTTGAACTTGGTTGGTTCACCCGCCCTGTTGTGCTTTGTCGCCACACTCTCTGTCCCAATTTGGACACGCTGTACACTCAACGCCTTCCCCTTCACGAAATGAGGGCCGAAGTCAAAGGCTATCCCAGGCCCATACCCTAGGTATGTCTCGGACTCAAGAGACCGCCAGCCGTTATCATATCCATAGTCGGCACCATTGATTAGGTCAGACCATACGTTGGCCCACTGAGCAGTAGTCTCTACACCCAAGTCACGGGTGCCGTCGGCTTCCGGTACAAGGTTGCCTAGAATTGTGGCTACCGCACTTGTCCATCTCCACAAGTTGGAACCGGACACATTGACTCGCATTTGGTCGGGCACAGAGCCGTGCCCTGAGCCATACCCAGCGATAATGTGATAGCCAGCCCCATCATTCTCAAAAGAGAACGCTATCTCAGCAACGCCGCCCTGAATCTTCATAAACTCCAAGGCGTTGTTGTTGATGTCGTTGTCTTCAATACGGATACCCTGAGTGAACCTAGCAGTTGCGCCAGAGTTACCGTTTGACCAGTCAAGCAATTTCCCCGTAGTGGCCTGGGTAATGTGTCCAGTCAGAACTATGTCACCAAAAGTCTGAGCAGCAGTCCAGGTGTTAGTCTGGGCCAGCAACGCAGCGATATTGGTATTCAGGCGGTTGTTGACAGGGTCAAACGCCCTATTAAGGATTTCCTGCTCTGTAAACTGTGAGTTACCTGGCATTTCCTTTCCTCTTTATGACATCGAGAGATTGAGTACGTTGGCTGCTGAGTCAAACACCTTGTTCCATACCCGTTGAGGCGTGTTGTCCTGTTTCGGCCTACCGTCACCTACGTCAGTGTTGACAGCTAGGCGGCCAGTGGCGTCAACCAAGACTCGGTTTAGTATCTCTTGCTTATCGAACTGTGAGTTACCCATATCAGACGGCTACTGGCTGCTCCACCAGGGACTTCCATGCCTCATAGCTGGCGTCCCATGTGAATAAGGCTGCCCTAGCAGGGCCGCTCTCCCTATTGATACCTTTTTCCTCTGTATTTAGCAAGCCGTTGAATATGAGGCCAGTGAATATCTTTTGCCACTTCTTGGTCCCTGGATGCAAACGGTTGGTCACACCTACCCTATCTCCAACAGGCCCAAGTACCTCTGGCAATGCGCCCCTGTCAGAGGTCACAATATACAACCCCGCAGCCATTGCTTCCAAGGCTGCAATACAGAACTCTTCGTACCAAGTTGCCGGATACGCCCACATCTGCGCTGATAGCAGTTCCTTGGCTAACTCAGTCTGTGAAATCTTGCCACGCCACTGCACGTTGGGCTGCATGGATACGGACATGATCTTGTCACGCACCTCTGCTGCCCCTTTGTCACCACGTGCTATGGACTTATCCAGGTTATCGAACCCGTAGAACACGTGGAGTTCAGCATCGGTTATGCGTTTAGTCACTTCAGGCCACATCTGTAGCAACTCGTACAGCCCACGGTCTGGGCTGGAAAAGTACACAACCTTGTGAGGCTGTCTCTCAGGCATAACCTCTGGATGGAACCTATCAAGGTTGATGCCGTTAGGTGCAAGCCCAAACGTGGCCTTCTTAAGGAAGGGATATACCTGCTTCATGGCCTCCTTATGGAACTCTGTGAGGGCTAGTATCTTATCGAAACCACCAGCTGAACGTGCATCCAGCCCACCAACGTAAAGGTTATGGTTCCACAGGAGTTTTTGCCCAGCCTTTAGTTGCGGGTCATTGCCCATAGCGGCTTGTCGCCATGATACAAAGATGTCGGGGTTGTCGTCCACACGGAACCGATTGAAGTCAACATAATGGACTCCATCGTACACGCCTTCCTCTCCACCACAATCGTTATAGACAATGGTGCGGTATCCGTCGTTAGCGAACCTACGGGCAATCTCTATGGCTGCTGTTTCAGAGCCACCCACTCCAATCTCTTCTGGTGTACCAGGACGCCAGGGGTACAGCGATGGTCCACAGAAGAAAACCACCTCTGGTTGTGTACCACGCCTAGCCTCTCTCAACAAGGCCGGCACCCACACGTTCCTAGCTTGGGGATGCTCTAATACCCCGTCCAAGCGATGCCTAAGATTTACTACCTCTGAATCAGTGAGCAACCGAGAGGCAGCAAGGAAGTCTTCACGTGTATCTTTTTCGACCTGAGCAGCAGCGATAATCTTCTTTTGCTCAAGTATCCGTTCATCCTTGGGTCGGTACTCAAGGTATGTATCGCACTCAGCCAACGCTGCCTTGTAATCCCCCAACTGGGTATGAACCACCAGAAGTACGTCAGCAGCCTTGGTCATGGCATCCAGAGGACTTACGAACAGGATACGGTTGGGTATTCCCTTAGATCGCGACTCCAATGCCCACCACTTTGCTTTCTCCCACTCCTCCATGAGGGCGTATGTCTGCGCCATGCCATAATAAGGTACATTCCAGTCAGGGATCGTTAGGATGGCTACGTTGTCCATCCTGAGTGCGTCCTTCAGCCGTCCCAGTTCGCGGTACGCATTGGCGGCATAACACATCGCTTGCCACCGTTCCATCGGAACAGACTGATTCACCGCTACTTGCTCATACCACTCCACTGCCTTTTCCCATTCATTGTTGGAATAATACTGATTCCCCAAGTCACGCCACACCCTCAAGTCCTCTGGCTCTTCCTCGTGCATCCGGAGCAATAACTTGAGGTTACGTTCACTGTGGTTGTCGTGACCCCTGTAGTGGTTCATTATGGTGCGCTGGTCTGTTGCCCATACAGTAGCTCTAGAAGGCGCACACGTCTCATGTATACGCCTATCCCATGACCAGCCCACACTCGTCTTCATAAGACGTTCTCTGTCGTGAAGCGTAGTAGCGTTACCGTACTCGTCAAAGGCGTATCGGTATGGCAACCAGAAGCCACCTACCTCACTGCCACCAGGAGTCTCTAACGTCTCTTGGATGAGTTCACGCAGGCCTTGGGGGTATTCAACGAGGTCATCTGAGTCAGCCCAAAGCCAGAATGCGGTCTTAATAAACGAAAAGGAATAATTACGAGCAGCCGCAAAATCATCTATCCATTTGAATTTGGGCACTTCAATAGTGGCTAATCCTTGTTCTGCTCTATAGGCAGACTCATCAGCCAGCACTTGCAGAGCGTCTTCCCTAACCCCAGTATCCACGATAACCATTTGATCACATTCCGCTGGTCGCATAGACTCTAGCATTTCCTTTAAGTCACGTGCACCAGTCCCGCCCTCTGCAAAGGCGGCACCCCCAACGATCATTGATAAGCCGAGTGTTGGCCTAGTAGGGGTCTGCAACACGGTCCCCCGTTTCGGTGTCAATAAACACCTGGGGTTCCAGAGGCCCAACAGACGGGGGAACGGCTGTGCCAATCCCTATCTCAGGCTGTTGGTTCACACGCATATCAGAGTCAAGGCTCCGAACGTAGGTGTCGTAGTGAGGGTTCGGTATCTTGCGTTCGTAGATTGGGACACGCCCTGGCTTATTACCAGTGGTGCGGAAACAACCAGTGACACCCGCTTGGAAGTCTACGTGCAGACCGTTCCATACGACACCGCCAAGAGGGGCGTACATGATGCGCTCTGACACCCAGTTCTCACGTGGATAGCGTTCCTCCAAGTCAGCCCATGTCCAAGCCTTCTTGTGCTGGGCTGTGCCAACCCCAACGTAACTGCCTGGCGGCAAGTCACTCAAAGGTTGGTTGGGGTCTTTACCGGGGATGGACTCACATGCGTACTTGAGGTGCTGTGTCATCATCTTGCGATGAAGCACCTCTCCGCAGTTGACGCAGGGGTTATACCCGTTGGCTGCGGTCTTCTCTATTGTTGCCATTGTTACCTTCTTTCTGGGGAGGGCCACCCGAAGGCAACCCTCCCCACATTAGCTACCGTCTGCTTACGCAGCAGTGCTGCTGCTGGTGTTATGTTCAACGACGACGGCAAAGTTGTTGTTCAACCTTGCGGCGACGTAGGCCATCTTCCAGCCGATGGTGCTGCGCTGATTCAACGGGTCACTGACTCCACCACCTGGCTGCACGTACATTCGTGCGGTTGCGGCTGCAAGCTCCGTCTCTACGAAGTAGTTCTTGCCGATAACCACAGTCCTGTAAACGTCAGCACCAGACAGGCCAGCCGAAGACTGGACATCAGCGTTGGTGGTCAAGAAGAACCTGACTCCCGCAACGTCTGTCACCTGCCCCGTGAAGAGAGGGTTGTCAGCGCCACGTACAGCAGCCTCTTGCATGTTGTCAACGATGGTGGTGTCCTCAAACATGTCCCGTTTGGTGTACGGGTGGATGATTCCGTGGTAAGTCCCGTCCTCAAACCGCTTGGCGTCGTTGGCCTCAAGTGTGGAAACCGCTTCCACAATCTCAGCCCAGTTCAGGTACATACCCGAACCAACTTGTGCCCTTGACCCAGCAGTGGAGGCGTACTGGATGGTCGTGCCACCCACAAGTACGTTCCGTGCCAACAGGTCACGAGTGTCTCCCATCTGCTCTCCCAGCATTCCAACGGACTCTTGGGCCACGTCGTCAATGGACTGGATAGAGGCGATGTCGGACACGATGATGAACTTACCGTACTGCAAAATGGTTGCAGCGACGTTGGTGAAGGTAATTTGTATCTCCGCACCTGGAGTACCTTCAGTGAGTGAACCAGTGGTTCCAGCAATCCTGGCAAGGCCACGCCACTCGATGCTGTTACCACCACGGGCAGGGATGTCCCTTTGGACACCGTGCATTCCGGAGTGAACAAGCTCAGGTACAGCCCTTTCAATCAGCAGAGCGTCATACGTCTGCTTATTCTCAAGGGTTAGACCATTTACTCCTAACAGTTCATAGGCCATTGTTTTTCAATTATCTCCGTGTGTTAGCCCTAAGAGACTTCAAATGCTCTTGGAACTCTTTGCGGCCTTCGGGTCCAGAAAGAACTATTTGGGGCCAATTCTTGCCCTGCGATACCGCAGAACCTTTGGCGGTATCAAAGCCGTTGCTGCTTTCCTGCTCTGCCTCAGTCTCTACTGGCGGTGCGCCGTTAGCTTTCTCGGCTTCAAGGCGTGCTATGTAGAGGTCTTTGGCACCCGACTGCATGTCTGCAAGCGACTCAAACTGTTCCAGGTCAGCCAATTCCAACTTGTACTGAGCCGCTAGAATAATCTGAGTGCTTTGTCGGGCTAGCGTTTGGGCATCCGATACCTGTTCTTGGGCTTGCCTTTGGATTTCAAGGGCGTCCTGTTTATCTTTCAGGGATGTCCTTGCTGCCTCTAACGCTTCTGGGTCGTCACCAGCCAGCCGTAGCACTTCTACCTCGCTGGTCAAACTAGTAACCTGACCTGTTAGGCCTTTGACTAGCTTGTTGGCTTCCGCAGTCTGTTTCTGGATAGCCGAAGTTGCATTAGATAAGGCTTGCTTGAACTCTGGGGTCTTTGTGACATCCACCTTGACCTCAGGTTTCGGGGTTGTGCCCTCAGCAGTGGCCTGCGTTCCTTCCTTCTCGTCAGCCATATTCTTTTTTCCTTCCCTAGCTAGTCCTCTGGTGCGACCTATAGGCCGACCTTGGAACGTAACTTAGTTAAGGACAGAAATATAGCCGAATGGGAAGCGTGTCAAGACGGTAAGTACCCAATGGGGTTACTTAATAGCGGAGAGTTTTGAGTTTAAACGCAAATCCGTCTATTCAGCGATGAGTTCAGTATCACGGATAGACTTCGCCAGTTTGTTCTCAGGGTGCTTTGGAGAGGCGCCGAACCATAGGACGGCAGCGCTGTCAATCTCGATGTCGAAAGCAGCCATCTCATCTCTCAGTTGGCGCTCTATACTACTCAGGCTGCTCAGTACGGATGCGTTCAGCAACTCAAACCGTGTCTTAGAGTCTCCTGACAGGCTTTGGAACCGCTTCCATATCTTGGCTTCGATGCTGTCTTCCCCAAAGGCATCGGGGATGGCGTCGAAGTAGGGTTGAAGCAGGTCTATGTCAGCCAGGTACTTCCGCTCCGTGTCTGTGTACTCACCCAGCCCCACGTTACGCATGATTTCTGACTGCTCTTGTGCAGACAGTGACGCCATCCACCTGTCCACTTCATCCCAGCCGTGGGCTGTCATAATCCCACCGTCTATCACTTCCTGGTCGTCAATGAAAGCGTAGTATTTGTCCACTATGGTCTTGGGTGTCACTGCATCAAGGTCGTTGTATATCTGGTCACGCCTTGCGTTCAGTGCAACCTGTCGCAGTCGGCGCCGTTCCTTCCACTCAACACCGTCCATGAGTCGCTTAGCGAGCAGGTTGTCGTCCCTCGTCTGTCGGATTGTGCTTTCCTGACGGGCTTCCTCGGCGGCTACCCTGCGCTCTGCACGTGGGTCACCACCACCCTCAGCCCGGCGCTCAGTCTCAGCCATAATAGATGCTGCTACTCCAGGATTCTCCTTGTCATAGAGCTTACGCAGCCGTGGCTCAAGGTCGTAGTAGCTGGTGATAACTAGTCCCCGTTCCTTAGCCCATGCCTTGACATCATCCTGCCTCTGAGCAAAGGGAGACTCCACACGCAGGTCAACGCCCAAGAACTGGGCTACGGCATCGTCTCGGATTTCGTCAGCAGGTCGGCCTGTCCTCAAGCCTTCCATCGCTACACCACCAGCCAGTGGCAACGCACCCTCAAGCTCATAAGCTAGCGCCTCAAGTATCTGGCCTGGGACACTGCTTTCTTTCCTGATGGTGATACCAGTGAAGTCTCGGTTAGCAAGCTGGTCTAGCTGTGTGCCAATGGCGGGGGTTGCCCTGCTCCTGAACCACTGCAACATACCACCGAAAGGCACCAGCACAGGCACGCCCTCCACCCTGCGTGGGTAGATGGCCCTGAGCAATGACCTGTATGGGCCACCCAATCCCACTACTCTCTTCTGTCGAGAGGCTGGGTTGACGAAGGCCATAAACTCTGGCTTGTTGGGGTTGAAGGAATCCAACACGGCGTTCTCTACGCTCAACCCATATTTGATGGCGTGGGAGACGTTGCTTGTTACAGACAGCGCCGTAACGCTACCCATGATGGAACTGAATACCTTTGTGCCAAGCAGTTCTTTCTGTGTTGGCCTTGAGGCAAGCCCCAACTTCACGAATCCTCTCGCAGCGTCCAGCATAAGCTCTGCTGGCTTGACCGCAAAGGATATGGATGTTGTCAGTGTTCGGAGTAGGTCTGCCCTGGCACGTGACTGCCCCAGTCTGGCTGGGTTCAGCATAGGGATGACCTTATTCACAAGGTCACCAGACAACAGCGCTGCCTCTTCACGGGTTACGCCTTCCGCAACAAGGTGGCCCATGTGTGACTGAAACTGCCTCTGCTGCATCTTGGTTATCATGCCAAACATGGATTCGTTGGCTCTCTTGAATCCAGGGAATCGGTTGAGCAGACCACCAGCGAACTCAGCAGGCGTACCCATCCGGACTGGCCTACCAGTAGCGAAGGCGAACTCTCGCCATATCACGGGGTCTTCCCTGATGGCACGTGCCAGAGTCTCAGCCCTGAACGCACGCAGTACATCCTTCTCATAGACAGAGCCTTTGATTGCTCCTGACATCTGCCTCACTGTACCCACAGGGTCAGCAAAGAAACCAAGAGGCGCCTGCACACCTACCAACGGTGATAGGTCGGCGTTGAACGCTATGTTACGCCAGTTCTCAATGAACTTCAGGAACGCATTGTTCCTTGTCTCTGACAGTTGCCTGATGAACTTGGCGTCACCCTTAGGGAAGTACCTGAAGATGCCGTCCTGTATGAACTCTACATCGCCCAGGTCTGCTGCCTTCCACGCTGGCTGTAGCTCCCGTATCTCTTTCCGCACAGCCCTAAGGTCTTTGTTGATGTCGGCTATGTTCTTGCCTGCGTTCTTGCCAGACACCAGCTTGACATCCAGTGCTTCACTGAACGCAACCAAGTCTTCGGGGTCATGGGCAGACTCCAGGAAGTCGTCAACCGCATCCCGTAGCTTAGTGTCCAGCCTACCTGCTGTTCCCCTGAGGCTCTGCACCCTAGTTCGGAGCTTCCGCATTTTGTTAAACAGAAGCGGGTGTGTGGTTTCCATCATTTCCAGCCGTGTCTTACCACCCAATACCTGCTTCCACACGGCATTGCCAACTGCGACAGCTTTGGAATCGTCCATAGCTCGCAGGATATACAGCATGTCAGTCTGCGGAGTGAAGTCTTTGTTCGTCAGCATCCTGTCACGGGCAGTAGTGAACGCCCTTGTGCGTGTGCGCCCTGAGACAAGCGCCCCCAACGTAATGTCTTTGTCTGAGATGGTGGCAACAAACGCAGCGCTGGGCTTAGTCTGGAACCTGCCAATCTGGGCGCCATAGCCCTTACCTGCCATGTCAAGCAGTTCGTTGTTCCTCAACTCCCACTGCTGGATGACACGCCGTTGTGCAGCACTCAACTCGTACAGTTCAGGGTTCTCAAAGATGTCCTTGGCTGTTCCTGTTATGGGGTTCTGGGCCTGTGTCTCACTGCCAATGAACTTGACATCAGACTTGGCACCACGTGCTGTCCCCTTCCCGAAGTTCGTCTCTATCATGTTGAGTAGGCGCCCTTCTGTGCTGAACGCCAGTGTCTCAAACTCAGCCCGTGCGGAATTCTGTGCTACCCATGAAACAAGAATATCGTCAGGGATGTCCAGCCCAGGACGGATAACCCTTCGCAGTGTCTTCGGGTCTGTGCCTGGAATGGCAATCCTGTCCAGCAAGAAGTCACTGAGTGCGCTGAGATTCCCGGGCCTATCATGCTGAAGCATAATGTTCGCCCGACTGACAGCAGCTTCCAAGTCCAGCTTCCTGCCGAGCCGTAGCTGTGGCTGGTAGACCATCGCCTCAGACATGGCCTGGACTTCCTCTGGCGCAGACCTTATGACGGTCTTGCTTGAAGGAAGGCCACGCCTTAGTAGCCACCCTGCCCACGCCCGCTCCATACCACCAACAAGCCCTGCTGTTACTGGGATTCCCAAGGCAACAGCGCCAAGGTCACTCATCGCAAAGTTAGCAAGGTCTTCCTGTTCCTGCTCCCCCTCTTCCTGGATGCGTGGGCCGAATAGACCACTGGCCTTAGCAGGCGCCGTCCAGGGAAGTAGGAATCCTTTGGCAAGGTCTACCCCAACTTCCCCGATACCTAGCTGTTCGTCAATACGGGTGCGCTCACCTACGGCACGTGGTCCCGCAACTGTGCCCGTAGGCGGGTGTTCGTCTCTTACTCCAATGAATGGCTGTCGTGCCCTGAACTGGTTGAATGAGGACACAAAGAGGCCAGCAGTAGCCCTGCCAACGTCTCTTGCCCTGTCAAGGAAGGTCGGTTCGTTCTCTTGCTGAGCACGCAGAGCCTCAAACTCAATGTTCTCTGCTGCTGTTAGGGGTCTGCCGAGCAGAGCTTCCTGTTCTTGAGCCTCAGGTGGCCTAGTTGAGGGGTCAACTGGTGTGGGCCTAGCGGTAACACTGCTGGTCAACTGCTGGCGCATAGTCCCTGTAAGCGCAGACTCCTGTGGTGGCTGGTTAACAGACTGACCACCTAGAAGTCGGGCCAGCCTTGCAAGGGATGGCTCTTCTAGGGTTACCCGTTCCTCATTGGCGTTTCTTTCTGTGCTCATTATCTTGTTGGCAAGTTACCGATTGGCCTTTGTAGTTGTGCTACAGCAGCCTTACGCCTTCCCTTCGCTTGCCGTACCTTTTGTAGCTGTCCCTCAAACTGTTGCTCAAGGCCGGGTAGTTCTTCTTCAACAAACGTAGCGAATGGCCTGCCTGCACCACTCTCTGCAAACCCTGCTCTTAGAGGCTCAAATTGACTCGTTACAAATCTGGCAAAGTCTGTATCTCGGATGTTTGCTCTGGCAAATGATTCCAATGTACCTTGCTCTGCTGCGAACCTTGCTTCAGTGAAGTTTGGCACCCCAGGAATTGCAGATTGGGCGCTTCCAGCCCGACCTGCCGTGAACACCCTGTTGAAATCCTCTCCTAGAGTAGGCAGTTGTTGTTGCAGGAAGGTAGAGAACGGTATGTTGGCACCACCCTGTTCGAACTGTTCCTTCAGACTTGCGAACTGTCCCGTGATGAACTGTCCGAACTGAGGATTCTTAATGGTTGCTGCAACAAAAGCATCAAGCGTGCCCTGTTCTGCACCAAACACAGAATTACTGAAGTCGAAAGGCGCAGACGCAACAGCGTCACTAGCCTGGGCCTGTTGTGCAGCATCAGATTCCAGCCTGAACGCTTCTTCCGCTATACGTTTTGCCTCTGCCAGCGCCCGTGCTGTATCAGTTGGGGCATCTGGCCCCTCAAGTGCGAGTTGACGCCTTAGTTCACTGACTCTACGGTTGGCATCAATCCTATTGATAGTCAACTGTTGCCTTTGAGCCTCTGTGAGTCCTGACGTGTCTGCTATGTCCAAACCAAGACGCCGATTGACTTCCTCGATGCCTTCACTGACCGCACCAGCACCAGCAGGTGGGGCACCAACTAGCCTAGCAGCCCTCTCAGGGTCTATCTGGCGCAATCTGGCTAGCGTGGCATCGAAAATGTCCTGGCCTTCCTCTGTGGCGATTGCAGCCCTCACTGTTCCTATCTTCGCCGGAAGATTCTCGTTGAGGAAGTCCTCTACTGCAATCTCCTGCTCGGATGTGAACTGTGCGTTGCTGAACTCGTCTGCCAACTCCAGGCGAACACGCCTTCTTTCGTCCACGGTGGCAAACTCGATACCCTGCTGCGCCACAACCCTGTCAAAGCCAGTTGAGAAGCTTTCCTCAAACCGTGCCTGCCTGTCCTGCAACTCTCGGAATTCGTTGATGCCTTCTGGCAATCGGCTCTCGATAACCTCAGCAAACGGCACGTTTATGCCCGCTATCTGTGATGCACGGTCAATCTGCCTGAATATATCCTGCAAGAAAGCCCAGCCATCCTCATCCTCAGGGGCAGGGAGTATCCCTTTTACCCGTGCTGCCTCAATGAACATCTGCTGTCGAGCCACACCGTTAGCCCGCTCCAACTCGGCGCTTACGGCGTTGACAATCAGAGTCCGGAACGTCTCTTCGCCAAGGACTTCCTGCATGACTGCTGCTTCAGGGATAAAGCCTGGCGGTATCACAAAGCCCTGCTCCTGGAATATAGGTGCAAGGTTGTGGTTGGCGCCACGCCATGCCTCAACGAAGGTCAACCGCTCTTCTATCGTCGGGTATGTCCCGAAGAGCAGTTTGAAGACTTCATCTATATTGTCTGCTACGTGTCCCGGTGCGTGTGGCATATTACGGCCTCTGCTGTGTCAGCCTGTCCCTAAGCTGTTGCCCAACATTTGTGCTGGTTCCGTTCCGTGGGATGGTTGACGATATGTCGGCCTCAGCCTCAAGGTTGCTTGAACCCCTGTTCCTGTCCTCAGGTGGGCTGGACTGAGGACTGGGCTGCCTGTTGGACACCTGGTTCTGCCCTTGCTGCGTGGCAGGGGCAACCAACTGCTTGTACTGCTCACGCATGCTTAATAAAGCAAGCTGCACTTCCTCCACCTCCTCCTCGGTATAAATGTTAGGACTGGCCTGCATATCTGCTATGACACGCCTGAGTCCAGCCATCTGTTTAGCCGATTGCACCGCGGGGGACAACTTGACCCTATCTTCCTCAAGCAGTTTTTCCATGTTGGCCTCATCCTGCACCCCAATGATTTCCTCACGGGCATACCGTTGAGGCAGAATAGGCTCAGGCCCCGGTATGGCTATGCGTGCCATGTCCAACTTGAGCAACGTGTTATCAGGAAGATTCATAGGCAGGGTGACCTGCACGTTGGACACGTCAGGGATGTCCTCGGATGCGGTGTAGTCCTCTCGAACATAACCCAACTCAGGGCCAAGGGTGGAGCTACGGCTTTCCAGCGTGACTTTGACATTACGCCGTTTCATCTGCCCAAGTAGGGACATCATGGAATCACTAATTACATGCTCACCAGCCATAACATAGGGCTGGAGTATTGACCTCGATTGCGTGATGGCCCTCTCAAGGGCTACACCAGAAATCTCATTGGAGTCCAAGATACCCATAACCAGCCTAGACAACGCACCCTGAGCCATCTTACCCTCAAGCCCTTGGATGATTGTCTCTCGCTCTCTTGGGCTGGTGGCAGGCGTAATCATCTCAAACCTCTCATCACCCCTGAAGTTGTGTACCATTGTTTCCTCAAACTCTTTAGGGGTCATGGTCTGCATACCCTCATCGGAGTAGTAGGCGTAGTGAGGGATTGCATGACGGCGTGAGATTTCAGCAGAATACGTGTAGTTCCTGTCCAAAGCCTTAGCTAACTCTCGGTTCATGTAGAACACAGGACGGCCCCAGTCCTTAGTGGAACCACGGACGTTCACACCGACGTTATCGTTGGCCTGCATGAACGGGTCTGTATACGGTGACGTGGGAATGCCATTTACCCCTATCATCTGCACGGGGATTGACTCACCAAACGTCTTGGTGTGGTCGGTCTTGGGCTTCATTACTTCACCGGACATGATTACCGTGTTGAATACGCTGACCTTGCCCTTATCGTCCCACTCAGTATTCCACAGGTTCACAACCTGAGTGGTGTCCTTTTTCAAGTCTATCTTATCGGTATTCCACCCCTGGCTGGCAGCGATGGCAAAAGCATCGGACGTGGTAGTGGAATACACCCTTACCCAACGCAACAGCCCCAACTCACCGTATTCAGGATAACAGTTGATGGGGTCATACACCGTCAGGTGGAAGGTAGGCGTAGAGGGCTTGCCGCCCAGCCTTGGAAAAACACAGATACCCCCAAGGTCGGCGTAGAACATGATGTCATGCAACAGACCGCCGTTGCCCTGCCGCCTATGCCCTTTGTCCATCTCTCGCCACACAGCATCAATCAAGCGTTCAGACTTGTTCATCTGGTTACGCTGATTGCCATCCTCAGCCCCACCTATGGGCAGACGGAACCGTGGCTCTTTACCTGCCAAGATAGCCGTAGCAAAGGCGTGCTGGACAGGGATGTCATTGGTCATAATCAGTTCATAGGGGTTGACCCTGGCCTTGTAGGACATGGTGAGTTGCTGGCGGTCCTTCACCCATTGGCTGTTTCTGTCTTTCCAGGGATCCATCAACTCCTGGGCAGCCTTGTTAGCAGCGTTGACCATCTCCTGGTCTTCACCCGATGCTCCACGGCGGGGTTTTACGAGCTTAACGTCAGCCATTATCCAAAGACCTCCACCGAGTCGAACTTCACGGGAGACGAGTTAGTGTTTTGATTTCTACCACGCCGTCTAAAGGGCATTGCCTGAAGTCCCAACAGGTATAGCATAGCAGACATAGCCATGTCGTCATGTTTGCCCTTACCCTTGGGCGCACCGAAAGTACCGTCCCTGTGCTGCTTGTACTCCACCAACTCCCTTAGCATAGCCTTATCAGGGCAACGGAAACCGTCACTTTTGAGGGCAGTACGCATGGTTTCTATTAACCTGTTCTTATTGCCCCCTGCCATTGTACCGCCGCCTGTGGTGGGGAACCCAAGGGGTAGGTCACGTTCAGGTTTTTGGAAGCCAGCGTTGTCCCTGTGGCGGTAGACGTTCTTGTAGTTCAAGTCCTGAGTAAGCACACGCTGGAACTCGTAGGCGTTCTGCCGCTCATTCAACACAAAGGCTTCGTTGTACATCATGGCAGCGTCATAGACGATACGTGCCATCTCAGTCTCACCGTAATAACCCTTGATGGTAGCGACTACTTCACCGTCGTCCGTACCGATTGTAGCACCAGAGTAGTCCCGCCCTACGATGCCGGATGCACAGTCTACGCCAATACAGTAGTGCCGCCCTGGTTCTGGCCGCCGCCATGTCTTCCAGTCTCCATCCATCTGAGTATGCAAAGGCTCTCTGGCAATAGAAACCAGCATATTCAACTCATCCGTAGGGAATACAGTCTCAGATGTGGCAATAAAGCACGTAATATCGTCTTCAGGGAACTCCTGCCCGAAGGTTTCCTTGAGGTCCGACTGACGCATTCTGCGCCACCTGATGTTGTCTTCATTAATAGGGTGTTCGGGATGCTCCGCATTCCACCGTTCTATAAGGTTCTGTTCATCCTGTGTATAGTTCAGATGACCCCGATCATGTCCAAGAGCGTGCTGGCTACCCAGTTCCAGGGTGTGTTTTTCAGGCATCCACATCCAGGGGTAAAAGAACGGCGACCATACCTCTGTACCGTCCAGCGCACCCGTGTACAGCGAGTGGAACTTGTTACCTATGCCCTTGGGTGTACTCTGTATTCTGACCCTAGCCCAAGGCGGGACCGACCCCATGATAGACGTATAGATCTCCTCTTGCTGTGTCTCATCGTACTGCGCCATCTCGTCCAAGAGAACATAAGACGGAGTTCTGCCCCTGCCTTTCCTCTTACCTCCGGCAGTCTGCACAGTGAGTGATGACTTGTTGAGTAGTTCCATGTGGGTCGTGGAATGAGCCGTGGGCTTTGGTCGCAGTATTTCAGGCATGTTTTCATGGAAAGTGTCCACCATTCCGAATAGGTAGGAGGTTTCTTCGTCGTCGTAAGTAAGGGCCAGAACCTCAAAGTTGGGTATGGCGATGGAAAAAGCGTATGCCTCTGCCATTGACTGAGTGCTGAAGCCAATCTTCCGGGGCTTATTCTTTACGTCACGTAGGGTGGAGGTCTCGTCGTAGTTGGATTGGATGTCATTGTACTTGAAGGGCACAATCTCATCATGCTCATCACGGATCATAAAGAAGTTCTCAATGAGGCGACGGGGCTTACCGTCCTGTGCTTCCAGCAAGGACACCTCTATCTCTTCTAAGAGACTCTTCTTATCTATTGTGGTGGGCATTACCTTCCGACACCGAAAGGCGGGTTAGCTGCACTGACCGTGGTGGTTTGGTCGTAGCTAAGGCCTAGGCCTACCTTTTGGCTTTCTTATGTTGCGAGATTTTTATCGCTTGCTCTTGCTTGACAGCAGCCTTTTTGGAGGGATGCGTGCCTAAGACCTTACCTGTGCCTGATACTAGCTGGTGTTGGGAACCTTTCTTCTTGATAGTCATTTGTAACACCTCATTACTACGAAGCCGTCCTCTTCGTACATCCCTGGGTGCTCTGTATACACCATGACGTTCTTCTTGAAGCCGGCAATCTCCATCAGCTTTATCAGACCGCCATAGGTGGGCTTCCAAGCCACTGTAGGGTCATTATGGTGTTGCTCATACGGTTTGTAAAGTCGCCAATAGTCGGGGCCGCCTGTGGTGATGCGTGTGCTCAGGCACAGAACCTCTCCGGTCAACTCGTACAGTTTCTCGGCAAAGGCATACGGGTTCTTCATGTGATACATGACATCGAATGCAAAGACCACATCAAACTCTGGCTTGCTGGGGTTGAAGGAATCCAAGGTGACTCCCACATGATGATTCATAATATCGTCGTGGATAAAAAACAGGTTCGGTCTCTCTAAAAGAGGATTCTTGTAGTCCTCATAGCCGTGATATTGTTGGCTATCAAAAACTGTAGCTTCCTTGGCCCCACGCTCAATCGCTACCACTGCCAGTGAGCCATCATACCCACCTATGTCCAGCACACGTTTCCCTGTGAGGTCAGACGGCACAGCCATTAGCTTCTGCTCAGTGCGTATCTGTCCCCAGTTCTTGCCCTGCATGGTCTTAGTAGTCATGCCGCCGCCCTTTCGCCTACCAGCATATCTACTAGCATCGCTGTGTCGCTAATCCACGGGATCCATCCTATGGTCTTCATGGCTCTGGTAATGTCAGCTTCGGTATGGCTTATCTCTGACGGTCTATATAAAGCAGGGTCTACTTCTATATGGTCAGAGAACTTCAGCCCGAAGGATTGGAATATCTCTTCACCAAGTTCCTTCATTGAAACAGAGTTGCCTGTACCAATGACTAGGTTTATTGGGAGATTATGTCGAAGCATCATAACCATTGCCTTTACATAATCTCCGGCCCAACCTATGTCTCTCTTGGTGTGGAGACTCCCCACTCTGAAGGTCGTTGCCCTACCTTTGGAAATCTCAAACGCATAATTCAGAAACTTATGAGGAAGGTGTTCAAGCCCTGAGTGCATGGAAGCGTGGTTGAATAGGATTCCACAGGACACCCATAGCCCCTGTGTTCTATACACCTCTCCCATGTGGTGCGCATACGCCTTGGCTGCTCCATACGGGTTGATGGGGCTAACCCTTGTATCTTCGCTCTGGGGTGCCTGGGCGTCACCAAATATCTCAGAAGAGGATGCCTGGAATATCCTGGCGTTGGGAACGTACCGCCTCGCAGCCTCATATATCCTGACAGCCCCCATACCGTTGATACTCAAGACCTTCTCAGGAGTTCCATAACTCTGCCCACTATGGGAAAAGCCCCCAAGGTTATATATCTCGTCAGGCCGAATGTCCTCTACCAGCCGGTTGATGGAAACGCTGTCTGTAAGATCCCCCCTTACAAGAGTCCCAAAAGGCACGGAGTGGTCGCCCTTCCGGTATACCATGCCGAATACCTCGTGCCCCTGCTCCTGAAGCAGTTTGCCAAGGTAGTATCCGTCCTGGCCCAGGGAACCTGTAATCAAGCAACGCATTACACATCACCTTTCGTTATCACCGTTGGCGTAGGAAACGCCACGAATAATTTCCCGCCGTTATCTAGGTAGTCCTTTTCCTGTGTTTTGAACTGTTCCAAGAACCCCCAGGGCAGTATCAGCTTGTAATCAGCCGTATCAGCCTCGGGGGAAGCCTCATCAATCACGGGAATGTTTACACCGGCCATGTATTTGCCTATCTTGGCTGGATTTATGTCTATCGCACCTCTTATAACAGACGAATCCAATCCAGAAGCCTGCAACGTGGTCATCCCGCGGGTGGAGGCCCCCTTTGCGTAGACGGATAGGCCCACGCTGGCTGCTGTAGCCACCCATTCACGGATTTGGGCCATGATCCCGCAGGACTTTATGGCAAAATCCCTATATTTCAGTGGGTTACGGCCCTTGGACTCAGCATACAGAGATTTACCCACGTTTGGGCTTACCACTGCCCCCTGTGCATGACGGATATATGCCCTCATGGACCCACCGTTGATGCCATTGAAGGCAATATCGGTGATTACCAGACCTTCGGGACGCAATACCTTGTTCAGCGTGCTTATGAAATACAGGTTTACGTGTTCATGGCCTATGAAATCGTAGGCGTTGTTGTCCAACATGCTGCCCAGGTAGTTCATTTCCAGTATCCAGAGGCCGTCACCCCTCATAATCTCGGCGATATCGCCCACAAACTTCTGTGGTGATGGCAGGTCGTAGAACATCGCGGTGGAAAAGATGAGGTTAGCCCTCTTGGAAGCCATGATGTTCTTATAAGCGTCATTGGAAAAGTAGGTGGGCTTAATAATGTGTCTTCCTGCAACAGTGGCCTCTGCTATGTTGGAAGGCTCAAACCCTATCGTGATGGCGCTTCCAGGCACGGCATTAAGAGTCGTCCCGTCATTGCTGCCTATGTCCACCACAACGTCACCACGGGCTAGCCCAGTGCGCTCTATGCCGTCCTGCGCCATCGCCTGTAGATGGGCGACCATTGTGCTGTTGGTGCCGCTCCTGTACCAGTAACGGCGGTACAGCTTGTCACGGTCTACCACATGGCGAAGCATGAACAGGTGGCATTCGGGGCAATAGAGGGATTCCAGAGGGGCTTTGACGTGGTTGGGGCTAGGAGTATCTAGGAAGTCGGTGATGTAGTGTTCACCCAGGTTTATCAGGGGTTCGGGGGTAGCGAAGCAGACAGGGCATTCCCTCCGCTCGGTAAGGTACTCGGTTGCCTTGGGTGCGACGGTTGCCATTACTCAGGCCGTTCCAGTCCTGCAGTTGTGATACGAGATGTCAGTGTCATCCAGCCAATCCACGATGGCCCACAGTGCTTTGATGTAGTGTTCACCCAATGCTCCCTGGGTAATGTATTTCCCTTTGGCCCTGGATTCGTCCAGTGCTTCTCGTGCCTCGACTATGACAGGCATGGTGGCTAGCACATTAGGCATAGGCGGCAGGTCTTCCAGTGCCTCTAGCAGCCGTTGCACCAGCCCATCGTGTTCCCAAGAGTTCCAGCGCATGACCATTGCCTCGGCGTTGCCCTCAGCACAGGTGAAGTCATTTGGGATATACGCCACCTTCTTGCCTGCTGTCGCTGACTGTAACCCAATCATCCCATTGGATGGAAGGTCTATAGCAAGTATTTTGCCTGTGATATGGGGATTTCTGACTCTAGCTACCATGTCTCACCTCCTTGTGGTACTCCACAGACGGTATAGTTTATCCCAGGTGAGAGTTCCGTACTGCGTCTATGTATACTGGTAATCAGGAACTCTATCCCATTCCTGATAGCCGTATCACCCACAGAAACACTGCACACACGAGCACCAGGTGCCTCTACCCAAAGAATGGCCTCTTTCAATCTAACCATTCCTTCTCACCCTGCGTATGCACATCTGCGACCCGCATCCACACGGGACTGTGCTGCTTAACCACTTCCTATACCTCCTCCATAATGTTCTTACCACGTCTCACCTCCTGCTACTGATTCTATCGTTGGCATCCACTTCTCTACCACCACGTCCGAAGCCCACCTCTCATGTGCCGTGGCTGAAATCAACCTACGACTCTTATTTATAACAACAGTGTCCCATGCCACCATAACGTCTGTCATGGACGGTATGGACGGGGCGACAAGGGCATGATCCTCAAACACCTCCATCATCGCCCCTTGGTCCCACGTGACACAGGGCACACCAAGCATCAACGCTTCCACCATCTTCATGCTGTGCGACTCACCGTACCCCTCAGGGAAGTTCACGGGGTACAGCAGCCCCTTGGACTGTTTCAATAATCTCAATTTGGTCTGATGGTCAACTTCACTATGATAGACCACACCGTTACGGGGATGTTCGTTCAGCAGTGTCTTTATCGCCATCTCATAGGTCTTGTCATGCCCTGGTCCCACAATGTCCAGTGGCGCACCCATCTCAAGGCACATCTCAGCCGCTATCAGGTGTCCTTTACGGAAGTCCACGATGCCAATGGCAACGAACCTATCGGAAATGGGGCTGTCTTCCTCGTAGGCGAACACGTCAGGGTCGGCACAGATGGCGTCCAGCACCTTTGCGGGCCTGCCTGTGGACTCAAGGAACCTAGATGCCTGCCATTGGGAAAGGGCCGCCACGTTCTTATCGGGAGTGGCGGTTTTCATAATCATGGGGTCGTGCCAGATCATGGAGATGTGAGGGATGTCGGGGAAGGAGCGTACCGCAGCATGGTTGTGGGTGAAGTCCAGCACGATGCCCACGGCCTTCAGGTGTTGCTGGAAGTAGGCAATAGCGTTGTACTCGCCCTTTACTGAGTCCCAGTTGGCGGGTATGTCTATCTTGATAACGCTGGGTGGGAGAGTCGTGCCGGGAGGGGATGCTATTGCGACGGTGTGGTGTTTAGAGAGTTCCTGGGCGAACAGACCGCAGAGCATTTCGATACCGCCATACGTCCTGTAGTCCATGTACGGGAAGGCGGTAGGGCCGATGATGAGGATTTTCACCCCTGCCTGTCCAAACGGGCGTAAAAGTTTATCGGTATACGTACCCTATCAAAGGTGTCTTGGACTTCCTCGCGGCCCTTTCTCCCTAAAGTCCTTAGGGTGTAGCTGTCTATTTCGGTTGTCATTTACCATAAGCCTTTCTTATGCCACGCCTATTCCCTTGCCGATGTTCAGGCTGAACTCCTTGGTGTAGACAGTCAGACGCATGGTTACGCCAAGCAGGTAAACGGAAGCAGCCAGGTCAAGCCTGTATTTTGCCTCTCCCGCGGGAATCGTCTTTACTCTAATCAGTGACTTCATTTATGGTCTCCTCTTTCAGGCATTTGCCTAGAATCCTTAAGGTACTCAGTATGCGAATACCAAGACTCCGATGATGGCCGCCAACAGGCCCGCTAGGATAGCTCCTGCCATAGTCCGGCGTTCCATGTAGAATTTAAGGAGTTCGAAGCTAACGGCTAGCAACATACCAACCAGCAGGTAGTTTATCACCTTTTTCTAAATTGCATCTACGGCAAGAGTATACAACATTGTGCTTTTCGGAGGTCCCTCCCTGTGCTTTGGGGATCACGTGGTCAATGGTGGCGTACTTGCCTGAATTACGGCGGTTATTGTTCCGTATCATCGCAGTACCGCAATAGAAGCACTTGCCTTTTTGCTTGAACCACAGGCTGGGATGCTTCATTGTTTCCTTTCAGTGATGGGGGCATAGTCAGCCGTGTCTCTCATTGAGCCGTCTTCGCTTATAAGAGAGTTCCCCCATCACCAAACGGGAGTATATCACAACGCTAAAACAGGTGCCCCCCACAAAGCCCCAACTTCAACAAACAAATCTACGCATCCAGGCTCTGAAGTGAAGTCGGTCTTGTAGACCTTAAGCCCAACCACAACAGGCTTGTGCCCTCCAGGATACGAAATGAAGTCACCGGCTAACGGGGTAGTCTTAGTCTCACCAGACCATAAGCAGACCTCTTCTCCAGCCTGGATATTCACGACACAAACTCTCATGTCACTCCTTACGTCACGCCCCATTCCGTTCCTGGGCTGTGACTTGTCCCGTGACAAGTGTGACAGTGTCACGGTGTTTCCTTTATAAGAGATGCGATTGTCTCCAGGATAGACACCCCCCCGGTGTCCTGCGGCAACGCATTCAACGCGGTCCTGAGCTTCGCCATCCCGTAAGGCAGGTGCTCCAGGGCCATCGCCGCCGAATGACTCAGCCCATAGGTATCCGCACGGTGCCCAAACCGTCCCACCATCTCGTTCTTTACATCCTCGTAAACCTCGTAGTACCTCTGAGGACGGGGATCATCGCTAAAGGCCATCTCTACTAGCTCCTTCCTCTATTGCCTTTCTAAGCGCATAATCAGCCTCTAACAGCGTTACACGCTTCCTCAAGGCATCCATGTCCCTATCCTCCGCAAACGCCTTGTACGTCTCCATCCACGCCGCCAATGACGTGATTTCCTCATGCAACTTCCTTATCCCACTACTCTGCCACTCCACCCGTGCCGTCTTCGCCCCCAACTGCCTCTTCAGGTCCCTGTAATCGTCCAGGTTGACCCCAGGAGACACATTGTGCTTCTCAGGGTCTATCCCCATAGCCTGGAGACGCCTAACCTCGCTCTTGGGCAGTACAGTGGCCTTCCCTTGCTTCTTCTTAGCTCGGTATTCCCGCATCCAAGCCGCTTGTTTCTCTTTACTAAGAGGCATGGGATTAGACTAAAACCCCAGGTGGCGATAGATACGTGGAACTGTGCCCCTAGTGCCTCTTGTCCATGCCAATTCGCAGTCGGCTTGGTCATTCGTGGTCATAGTCTCACCTCCTTAACTCAGGTCAAAATATTACTGCGTAGCTGGCTCTGCTATCGTTACTTCGACATTATCG